CTTAGGGCTCCCCTAGTGCTTTGATGCTGCCGAGAATGTCTTCGGTTCCGATGTCCAGAGTACGGCGCTTTTTGCAGTGCACCGTGCTGCACTCGTTCTCCTAGTCAGAGAACCTCCGTTTGGAAGGACCCACCCTAATGGGTGAATACAAGGAGCAAAGCAGGAAGTTAGTTAGCCCACGCATCGGGAACCGATACCAATACCCTCTGGGTATGAGTAGAAGTAATCCTGATGCTGACGGTGGACCCACCAACCTATCTTCTCCCGCTTTGCAACCGACTCAGACGACATATTCATATCGTACTGAGCGCATTGCTGACGAGCTTAGTCCCCAAGCCATTAAGGAGTTCTTGGATGTAACCAGAAATGGTTTCACCGAGACAAATCCTCAATGGGATACGGGGCACTCGTTCCATACGACTAAGACTTCCATCAGGCTGAGTCACCGAGATTTTCGGCACTTTGCCTTCTACGATGGAGTCAAGGTTTTTCGAGAGGGACCTTTGGTCCCTACTCTGAAACCTGAGTATGGTTATGTTGGCACATTCCCCGCAGTACCTCGCTTGTCCGCCTCGGATATCTCCAAGTACGGGGCTAAGGCAATTGGGGCTACTGCGCCAACGAACAGCAATGCAAACCTCTCTCAAGCCCTCGGGGAGCTCATCGTAGATGCGCTTCCTCGCGTCGCTGGGTTGACTCTTCTGAATTCGAAGAATGGTATACTTAACTCCATTGGAGGTGAGTATCTCAACTACGCGTTCGGGATTGTTCCTCTCATTTCAGACGTCGAGAGTGTTGCCAAGGCCGTGATTAATTCTTCGCGGCTTATCAGGCAATACAAGAGAGATTCGGGTAAACTTGTACGAAGGCGATACACATTCCCATTGGAAGTCGAGTCCTCTACACAAGAGAACATCGGCCATGATAGGTATGTGTTCGACGGATACGACAGTTGGACGGACTCCCCGTGGTATGCGGGAGTTACCGAAAACCTAGTATCCTCAGTTTCCAAGCAGACCGAGATTCGAAAGAAAACTTGGTTTGCTGGAGCATTCATGTATCACCTAGAAGCGGATGATTCCGTTATAGGTAAGTTGAATCGCTTCGAAGAGCTGGCTAATCACCTGCTTGGCACTAGAGTTACGCCAAGCACTCTCTGGGAACTGACTCCGTGGTCCTGGTTCGGGGACTGGCTCGGTACGATTGGGGATGTACTCCATACGTCCGATCTCCTGTCCTCGGATGGTCTTGTCATGAAGTACGGTTATCTCATGAGGCATACTCTGCATCATGATACGTACATCATGCCGTCTGGCAAAACCTTTTCAGGTGGTGTTAAGACGGGACCTGTATCTTACCGTCTTAGTCGAGAGACTAAGGAACGGGTACAGGCCACTCCATACGGGTTCGGCCTTAAGCCTAGCATCGATTTCAATGCTAAGCAGTGGGCCATCCTTGGAGCTCTTGGTTTGACCAAGGCTCCACGCTCCCTATTCTGACTGAATAGAGGAGCAGCGGTGGAGGTTCCATAACTTCTACCGTCCAACTGAATACCAACTTCATATCCAAGTCGAAGGATGCCGTCATGTCTTACTCTGATCCCCAGTCCATCACCATCTCCGGCACTGCCGCTTCGCTTCCGCGAATTAGCAGTGGTCTCAACGCGGGTGCTTTTAGCACCCCCGACGGGACGGTCGCTCTTCGTGTTTCGCATGCCTATGGCAAGCGGAACCGTCGTACGATCCGGTTGGAGCACTCCAAGATTGCAGTCGATCCTCTTACCTCGGCGAACACCAAGTACTCGATGACCACTTACGTGGTTGTCGACGTGCCCACTGTGGGCTACTCGGTTGCTGAGGCCCAGGCCGTTGTTGCTGGTCTGGCGAAGTTTCTGACTGACACTTCCGGCAGTAATGTCGCGAAGCTGCTTGGAGGGGAGAACTGATGAAGCGCCTTGGGCTGGCGTCGCTCTTCGGAGCGGCGCTGGCCTCGGGCGTCTGGCTCAGTTACTTCCAGGGATACCGTTTGGTTCGGGTTTCCGACGAGTGCGCAGCTGTTCATAAGCTGCACGTGTCGGATGCTTACCCTCGCTAAACGGGTTTCATTGAGATCAGACATGACTAAGGATCCACAACCTCTGTTAGGAGGTCACGGTGAAAAGCCTGACTGCATTCTCGCACATTGTCCTCAAAGATCTTGGGGACAGATGTCACATCAGCACTAGTCGTGATAGTGAAACTATCACGGCTCGTATTGAACATGAAGGTGAGTCATTTCTGACGATCACCCTGCCTGCCTTCGGTAAAGACTTCCAAAAAAGTCTGGACCGCGGGCGTGTAGCTCACGACGTGTTTCTTAGTTTCAAGAGACACGCAGGTCTCCCCCAGTTCCTCGGAGGTTTCCTTGAGCTTGTGTTCAATCGCGAGACTGGTTTCTTGCTCTCTGACCCATCCATTCATGCAATCTTTGCCGTACATCAGTTTACATCGATGTTTGGCAAGGTAGCCGGAATGTGCTCTGACGAGCGCGTGAAGGACGCATGGGTGGGTTTTGTTGAGTGTGAGAAGAGTGTTCGCGAAGCTGATTTTGCCAGGTCTTTGACTGACGTCGAAGACTTTAACAGAATCAGTTCCCTTCTGTTTCGCGATGTGTTCACTTCTGTAGACCGAAAGGTCTATGAAAGGACACTGATACCGAAGCATGGGCCCGGCGCCACAGCTGAAAAGCTTACGGCGAACGCAAAGTACCGCTCTCTCGAGTGGACCGAGCGTTTGGATGCAGTATTCCCATTCGAGGAATACGTATTCCCGAACTTAGGGTGGTATCAACACTACTCTAAGGTGGACATTCTCGAACCTGGGGCGGAGCGACCCGTAAGGGTTGTTGCCGTTCCTAAGACGTCGAAGACACCTCGTATCATCGCTATCGAGCCTACTTGCATGCAGTATGCACAGCAAGGACTGCTTGAAGCTTTGACGGAAGAGATCCAGGGGATTGATTACCTCAGGAATCTTCTCGGAAACCTTGACCAGGAACCCAACAGGATTCTGGCTAGGAAGGGCTCGATTGATAGGAGCCTGGCGACACTTGATTTAAGTGAAGCCTCCGATCGTGTTTCGAATCAGCTGGTAAGGGGCATGCTGTCTCGATGGCCGCATTTGCAAGAGGCCGTCGATGCATGTAGGTCCCGTAAAGCTGACGTACCTGATCACGGAGTGATCCGTTTGGCCAAGTTCGCGTCCATGGGTTCAGCTCTTTGCTTCGTCATGGAGGGGATCGTCTTTACGACGATCGTGTTCATGGCGCTCGAGCGAGAGCTCAAGAGACCACTTACCCGCAAGGATGTTGAATCCTCAGTGGGCCGAGTGCGCGTGTACGGGGATGATATCATTGTCCCCGTGCATATGGTGAACCGCACGGTAGAGTTGCTCGAAGCCTTTGGGCTAAAAGTGAACTCTGGCAAGTCTTTCTGGACTGGTTCGTTCAGAGAGTCTTGTGGCGGGGATTTCTACGCGGGCCAGGATATTACTCCTGTCCGGGTTCGCAAGGAAATCCCTTCATCGCGCAAGCAAGCTGACGAGATAGTTTCGACTGTGGCTCTAAGGAACCTCCTGTTCGATAAGGGTGGTTTCGAGGGCTCGGTTGAGTACCTCGATCGGATCCTGGTTAAATTACTGCCAGTATATCCGGAGGTGCCGAGAAACTCTCCCGGCCTGGGACGCTGGAGTCATAGCCCCATAGAATGGGGTAGGCTCTGTGACCGTCGTCATACACCTCTAATCAAGGTGTGCGTCGTACGGCACCGAATTCCATCTGATGATTTAGATGGGTTCGGAGCTCTCATGAAGATGTTCTTACGGCGCGGCGAAGAGCCGAACCAAGATGTAAGACACCTTCAGCGTGCTGGACGTCCTGTGTCCGTCGACATCAAGACCAGGTGGATCCCACTCTATTAAGAGTGAGGATTGGCTAACCTTTAGGGTTGCCAAGCGGGAACTAACGTTCCG